GTGTGGGTTGTGTGGGCTGGGGTTCCTCCACAAGAGGTGTGGGTTGTGTGGGCTGGGGTTCCTCCACAAGAGGTGTGGGTTGTGTGGGCTGGGGTTCCTCCACAAGAGGTGTGGGTTGTGTGGGCTGGGGTTCATCCACAAGAGGTGTGGGTTGTGTTGGCTGGGGTTCCGGAATAGACTCGGCATCCGTCGGGTTAATTGGTTGAACAACGTAGTCTTTATTTTCACCATTTCGTTCCAACTCATTATGGGTATTTTGAAAAAAGGGTGGAGTTTTCATAAAATCATCGGGTTCTCCACCCGATTGCTCGCCGAGGATTTTTTTATATTTGGGTAAAAGCTTTATCAACGATCGAACACGCATAAAACAGAATCCTTTAAAAACATCGTTTGGTGTCGCATTTTTTACTTGACTATTTTTATTCATTCCGTCTTCACTTGTGTCATTTATTCCATATAATGAAAAAACATCTTTTGTATCACCCATACCGTCATCAAATTGGGGATCAATTGTTTTTACAATTGCAGCATATAAATGGGCGATTTTAATATAGAACTTCGCTATACTTTGGCAGTTCTGTTTTTTCAGAAACTTCTCCTTCTTTTTCATTTCTTCCTCGCTTCTATGTACTATAACTGCTACATCGTTTGTTTCTTTATGGTCAACCTTTTCTCCACCCAGTGTTTTTTGTACCAAAACATCTACTTCATGCATTTTTACTCTCTGTAAAAATGCTTTACTCGTAATAACCTCAACCTTATTGTAAAACTTGGGATCCAAAAGAGCCTCCATGTCGGGGATACTTAAGTTAATAATATAGTTCGCGGCGACTTCGTTTATTTTATCGGAAATATCCTTTGTTGTTTCGATGTTTTCATCTGTTAGTTTATTTTGCGTATTTTCGAATGATTCTGACGATAGTCCATTTCCCATATTCAATATATATAAAAGATATAAAATAAAATTGAAATTTTGTATATATTTACATTGCTTATAAAATGGACATGGCAACAAAAACAAAAAAAAATAAAAAACATAATGCCACTAAAAGCAAGTCTCGATTATGGAATATGTTCGATAGTGAAATAGAACCTAACAAAGAGACGACGATCGAATGCGTATATCGGTCAGGCGGAGAGAGAGAATTTTGTGATAATTGTAGCACCAATCTGGTATATAACGAACTTGGATTCTTGAGTTGTATCAACCCAAAGTGCGCGATGGTATATACAGACATGATTGATCAGGGAGCAGAATGGAGATTTTATGGTGCCGATGATAGTCATGGAAGTGATCCAACGAGATGTGGTATGCCAATAAATCCTCTTCTGAAGGAATCGTCGTATTCATGTAAAGTTATGGCGGGCTCGTCGTCAAGCTACGAAATGAGAAAGATAAAACGATATACTGAGTGGCAGTCAATGCCGTATCGGGAAAAATCACAGTACGATGAATTTCAGAGAATAAACATGATGGCCCAACAGTCTGGTGTGAGTAAATTAATTATCGACAACGCAATCATATATCACAAAAAAATATCAGAACATCAGACATTTAGAGGCATTAATCGTGACGGAATTATTGCTGCGTCAATATATATATCATTTAGAATCAATAACACTCCGCGCACTGCTTCCGAAATAGCCCAGATATTTAATTTAGACAAAACAAGCGCTACAAGAGGGTGTAAAAACGCATGTTCTATTATCAATACAATAGAGAAAAATGAAACGGAAAAAACGGTACTTTGTAAAACAGGTCCCCAGTCCTTTATAGAACGATACTGTAGCCGCCTCAATATAAACAATGAGCTTACCCGGCTAAGCATGTTTATAGCTAAAAAAATACAAGATACCAACTCTATACCCGAAAACACACCGAATTCAATCGCGAGCGGGATTGTTTATTTCGTGGGTCAGTTATGCGATTTAAATATATCAAAGTCCGATGTGAATAGAATAAGTGAAATAAGCGAAGTAACCATCAATAAGTGCTATAAAAAATTATACGGAATTAAGGATAAACTTATACCCAAATCAATATTATTAAAGTATAACAAATAAATTAATATAACTACTATAAATATTGAACTCATGAATACAGACATTGTAGCGAATGTGGATTCAGACATTGTACCAAGTGTGGTTTTTATCATTCCATATCGCGATAGGTTGGCACAAAAAGAGTTTTTCTTACGTTATATGTCATATATTCTCGAAGATTATGACGAAACAGAATACAGAATATTATTTTGCCACCAACAAGACAAGAGAGTATTCAATCGAGGCGCCATGAAAAATGCTGGATTTATATACGTTAAAAATAATTACCCTACTCAATATCAAAAAATAACACTTGTCTTTCATGACATCGACTGTGTTCCTTACATCAAGAATATGCTTGATTATAAAACAGCATTTGGTAAAATCAAACATTTTTATGGATTTGAATATGCGCTTGGTGGAATAGTTTCCATAACATGCTATGATTTTGAAAAAATAAATGGATTTCCAAATTATTGGGGATGGGGGTTTGAGGACAATGCCCTTCAAAATCGAGCAACCAGGCACGGAAAATATATAAGTAGAAAAACATTTTTTAAAATTGGGGACAATAGAATTCTACATTTATTTGATACCTTTAAAAAGGAATCCGACAAAAATATACCGAACTTATTTTTAAATGAAGATGGATCTACCGGTGTATCCAGTATATCTCAATTAAATACAAAAATAGTTGATTTTGATATTATTATGAAGCATTCATTTTTGAATGTTTCCAGCTTCGAAACTGAGTTTGAATACAATGAACAAAATATTATACAACGAGACATACGGGAAGAAAACAATATCGAGGTTAAATCAAATAAGGTAACCTCGAGAAATGTAACTAAAAAAAATACAATGGCAATGCCGATCATTTACGAAACGAATGAACACAGTCAATACGGATCGGTTCCGAGCGCGTCAAACTCAACAAATAATACCACCAATGGTGGGCAGCCTACATATAATAAAGACAACATTATGAACTTTACAGGTGGGAATACACGCAATGAAAAAAGATGCTCTGTTATGAACAATCGTGGAGAAAGTGTGTGTAATATAAACAACACCAGTTCCCAAAAAAAAGCAGATGTAGTCGGTGTCAGAAGAAGATTTAGTTTTAATAGAGCGTCTCTGTGAAATGTAAATAGTTAGTCTATTATTTAAACCTTGTTGCTCGCGAAATTAAGATGGTGATATAATGTGTTCAAAATGTGATCAAGTATTTCATCGTCAATCTCATTTGTCATGTTGTTTTTTATCTCCATGACAAGTGGATCTCTACCTCTTATGCGTCGGAAACTTTCTATTTTATTATTTATCTGTTTAACATGTGGCATATAGTCAAACGAAGGTTCCTTCTTTTCTACTACAATTGGTTCTACGGTTGCAATAACCTTTTCGCTTTTATACCATGGATGTCTATTTTCTGAAACAGATACAAACTCGCCACAAATTTCAGGCTTCTTAAATTTATATTTTTTCTTTAGTTCTTTTGCATATTCATCTAAACTACTGTCGTCTCTGCTTCCGGGAGTTTTTGGGGTACCTGGGTTTGGAATTGTAGCAAGCGTTTGTATTTCCGCATTTTTTACATCAGGTAATCGTGAAGACCCACAGTTAAATATACAAAACAATAATTTATCACACAACCCATCATCATCATCCTTTTCTTTGTTGTATATAACTTCTTTAAACTTTATCAAAACATTGTCTTCTATATCCGGGCTTATTTCCATCAAACGATCAAATTCCTCCTTATATCTGTTTAAAAGTTCAATCGGGGTATTTTCACGTTCAAGAGGACTTTTTGCGAGAATCACCGTTACATTTCTAACAAATTTACCCCACGATATTGCGCTTACACGATGTCCCTCATTCAATTCGGTTATCTTTAAAAACTGTTGAATGGTTGTGAGAATTCCGGCTATAATGTTGATCCCACCAATAAGCATCTGTGCCATTACTTTATACTGTGGAGGAAATTTGTCTTGTGCGAAATTTGCTGTCCCGGTAATGGTGGACATTACAATAACCGGTATAGTGAACCACGCATTTCGGAAACTGTATATTTTATATGATCTGCTATGAAGCCACCTATAACACATTGCCTTATCAGACCATTCAATAAATACATTCTCGTGTTCGATTGTCCAACCATTTAAACGCTTCTCGTCTATTATCACATTATTATTTGAAAAATCTGAAGACATATACAATATATTTATAATAAATATATAACTTTATTATATATTATGACAATTGATAATCTACACAGAGAATTCCGTGAAATAATACAGATTCTAAATAACGTGAAATCCAAATTTGATAGTATAAACACAAAGATAAAAAAACTCAAAGACGTATACGATGATCTCACAAATACAAATCACGATCCAGTATATATATTTGGACTGGATTTTTTGAACTTTCAGTACAAAATTTTCCACAATCAATATAAAAATCTCATCGATATGATAAAACTCATTAATAACAGAATATATGGCGATTATTATAAATTATGTGATCTAATAGCCGAATACGTTGTGGAAAAAATAGACGATAAGGTATTTTTAGCAAACATTCAAAGCGACGACAACCAGTTGCCGGTTTACAAAGATTTGGACGAATATGCTGAATATAGCAGCGAGACATTGTTGGCAGTTAATGCCAAATCTATCGGTCTTCTTAAAAAGATGGATTCTTTTTGTCGAGACAAAGACAAAGTAAGTGAAAAGCATTTGAAACTCACCGAGAGTGGATTTTGTTTGGGCAACTTCCTTCATAGCTTCGAAACAAACAATAATATTATAAAGAACCAGCTTGACTTATATGTAAAGAATATCGAGTTTTTTAACAAAAACCACAAGATGATATTGGGTAGTATATATAAAAAAATATGCGACCTTTTTAATGAAATCATCGGTGACATATCATTCGATGAAGATGACACACAGAATGAAATTGGATATAGCGGAGATTATAGCGACAACGAGATGGACAGTAAGACTTTAGGAACTAGAGATATTTGTTGTAAAAATAAAAATGAAGATTACGATGAACATGAACATGAACATGAAGATTACGATGAACATGAAGATGATGATGATGACGATGAAAATGAAATAATTTTATCACCTGATATGGGTGGTGCCAACAATGGCATTACTATGGATTAAATAATTTATTCACCGTGTATGGTATTAATTCATTTGTTCTGGATGATGTATGTGGTTTTATTGGATACACGTTATAATACTTATGTGTTTCTATAGTTTTGTCACTGTTGATTGTGTCAAAACTATCACACATTCTGTGTGTATATATTTTTTTATTTTGTAATAGGATCTTATTTTTATAGTCAAAATAAAGTAACATTAAATAAGATGAATGGCTCATTTAATATTAATATAATAAATATTTTGATAAATATTTAAATGATATTGCTTATGAATTATAAGTTTAACGCAATATAACTTAACAATAATGTTTGATAATATATATGTATATATCTAATGAAATAAAATGGGTATTTATTCTTTTGGGTTTAACTCTATATGTGGAAGTAAATAGGTTTTTTGATTGGTATAAAATGTAATAATAACGTTACTTTATTGTGTTACACAGTTAAAATAGCTGTTGTCGCTGGGCTTTAAATAACGCATAATTTGTACTGAGCGGATTTATAAGTCGCATGAGATAAATAATAGCAACGACATATAGAATCAACAATTTTTGCTTGTGTTTCGGATAATATATGAACATTACAATAATTGAAATAATTGCCACATAAAAAAATAGCTGCATGAAGTTTGTTAAATTTTCTATAGTCTTTTTCACGCGCATTCCCTGTGAAAAATCATTGTGAAGAAATTGAAAAAAAGCCATCCCAGAATTTCCACTGGGTTCAAAAAAATACTCATAAAAACTCTTACAATTATTTGATCTCATTATCATATCAATTACGTGCTGTGGGAGTATATAAATAAGGAAAAACTTAGTGTAACACTTATACGAATAAAACGGGTTATAACTGTAGTCGGTCAATGAATAGTCCCACGTGCCCTTATCAATTACATTATTCACTTGGTGAATTAAATTTACATTGTCTGTCGATTTAAAGTAACACCCTCCTCTCGACAGCCTGAGACTAACTTCAATAATTACCGTCCCTCTATATTGAACATTACATACACCCGTATACCCAGACATGTGTTCATTTACCCATTCCACTATATTGTTGGGTGGTTGGTTATCCTCGCTTATGTATTTCCAGTCGTCAATAAATCCGTTCTGTTTATCGCTATACACGCTGGTCATCTGATACATTATTTTTCCACCAATTAGTAAAAAGTCTGTCATTGTTTCGCGCGCGTCTAAAAATTCTGTCCATATCATATCTTCTTTTTCTAAATGGGGAAGGAGCTCGTCAAACTTCTTTATTTTGAAACAGTTTTTACTTGACGCGCTTTTATGTCCCCACCGTGGTTTGATAAATATGGGGTATGTCACATCCGTCCGCTTCCCAATCTGTTCAAGAATGCCACACTTTATATTTTGGGATTTTGCAATAAGCAGTTTGTCATATATAAAGTTATGTTTTGGGTACTTTGTGTATGCCGTACTGTCGTACATGGGGAGATTCTTGGTAAAATGAACCGTATATGGATCTAAATACGGATTAAAAATACACAGAGATTTACACCATGCGTCGTCATATTCTAATATTCGTTTAACAAGTGAATCACCTTTGTCAGACATACTTATATGTAATATGTAAACAAAAAAAGATATAGTATTTTTATTACATTATAAATTTATCGATCAGTTGCCGTTAGATCCACTTTTTATCTTGATAACCACGCCGTTGGGTTTGTCGAATTTTCCGATGATCTCCTCTGAATCAATATTATATAGATTTTGATTTTCGTCTATATAATACTTATTGTCTTTAATTATAATCTCACTAACCTCGATATGTAAGTCATCTTCCTCAACCAGAGATATTTCTTCTAGTTTCTGTTGAATTTCTTTCGCATTTTCTATGCTTATCCCGGTCGATGCTTTGAGTAGCGCGTCAGTAATGTCGGACGTTCCGTCACTGCTTGTATTAGTTTTATTTGATTGGGTAGAATTATCGTCTCCCTTTTTTTGAGACATAACATTAACATTAACATTAGACTGTTGTTCAATAAGTTGCTCGTCTACATTAAAACGTTTTTCAAGGGTTTCCATTATTTGTGTGCTTTCTTTTTCAACATACTTTTCAATAAGAACCATTATACTTGTCATTAGCTTATCAACGTCGGGCTTTTTGGGTCTTCCCCGCGTCTTCTCCTTATCCACCCTTTTTTCCACAAGCGGTTTATCGAACAATACACACGATATGGATTGACGCAGGTTGTCTGAACTATCCTCCGTCTTCGGTCTCATATAATACATTGAATTGACATTGATAAACTCTTCCATGGTTGACATATTAGACACGTCACACATTGATCTTAATTTCCCCCCAATGGTGTCATTGGTTTTGTTAATAATCAGAGATCGGATGTTTTCATTGATAAGCGCCATTGTTTCTTTTCTTTATAATAATAAATAGGGACAATGTTATTTCAATTTTACACGTTTCGTCGTTTTACATCATAACCACACATCAACCGTGTTGGTATTTTCGTATAGCGGTCGTGAATAATAGCCATGATTGTTTTGTAAAAATTTAAATATGCCATTATCGCCAGTGTTCTTGCTCTTTTGTTTATCTATTTCGCTAAGAACAAGAGGACATTTACTGTATATGTAATCATACGACCCATACGATTCGGTATAGTTATTGCGAGTAAGCTCCTTAGAGCAAGATATTGTGGCAATTTCGTCAGCACAATTCGCCTTGATCGCAAAAAAACCGTTCAACCACCATTCGTCCTTGGCTCTCTCCCTGAAAAGATCCGGACGCATCATTATGCGCGACGCCATCATATGATTCATATCAAAGTCGATTTGTTGAATGAAATTCAAATAACTCTCTATTTTACCCAATTCATTTTTAATTCCAAAGCTTATTTGGTGTATCATGAGTTTTCCGTGACGAAGGATGTATCGTCTATTACACGCCTGTAAAATAGCAAACCCCATGCTGTATGCGCGCTCGGCAATACACGATACATTATGGTTTATGATTTCGGTCACAAGTCTCTGACCACTTTCAACCTCTCCTCCAGGCGTGTCAAGATACAAATATATATCAGTCTTGTTGTCCAACATATTAAGGTCGTAAATAATACGACTCACCGATTTTTCATTCACTGGTCCCTTAAGAATAAGGTTATTTTTTGTGGTCAGTCTAATGTTTTTTATGTCGTCGGTACAAAACGCACCCGTCAATAAAAAGGCAAAAAATATCCAAATCATATTTATTTTGGATATTTTTATTGGACGGATTTTACGTATTTTTTACTTCAAATGATTTATTTTTTAATCTTGAAGTATAACCCGGTTTCTTTATTTAATTCCCAGTTGCTTTTAGCCCATTCAAATTTTTCCTTATATCTAAGATTATTTATAAACTCTTGTGGTGTGTTTGTGACATATCTTGCGTTGGCAGCTTCTTTGGTTGTAGCACCTTTATTAGAAATCATAACATGACCCGCACGTGTTAATCGAATACCAACGGTATCTTTATCTATAACATCCCAGTGCTCTGCCGGTTTTGATGGCGCACCTCTTGTCATTGGGGGGGGTGCCGGTTGTGATGACACACCTGTTGTCGTTAGGGGAGGTGCAGGTTTTGATGACACACCTCTTGTCATCATTTGTTCCATTCGGTCTGATGCTGCTATTGATACTCCAAGGGATGAATCATGCTTCTTATTTTCTGGAAATTTAAAAACACCAGGCAATCTTTTCGGAACACTTTGCGTAGGAGCGGAGGATTTTGATGATTTTTTACGTTCATAAAATTCCATAACATCTTTTTTTTCTTCACTATCATTTTCTAACTCTAAAAATTTGTCATACGCACCATCAAATCCTTTTCTTAAGAAATAAATTGGATTTCGTAAAATATAGTGATCTATTTCATTTTTCATGTATTTTTCCCGTCCATTCATTCCTTTTTCTGTTTGGTCTAAACTTGTTCCTGTTAGATTATTTTTATCTTTCCACCACATAATAAACGCATACTTTTCCTTATCTTCTTTTTCTCCTTTTGGACCAGGATCACTCATCTCAAGAGTGCTGCGTATTATTCCTCCCTGTACCATAGGTTCAGCATGTTTTGTTTTCAACGCTTTCACAACGCTCGGTTTAATTTCTTCCTTTTCAATAAGTTTCTTGTATGACATTACATTAGCGTCTTTTTCACTAATCCTTTCAAGATCCATTACATTATAGTACCCGGTGTTCTTATCTCTAACTGTCATTTTACTCTGATCTCTTACCATAGCATACCATAGTTCCGCTTGCTTGCTTGCCGCCTTACGCCAATCCTCTGGATTCGTACTATCAGATTTCTCCCGAATGTCACGCTCGATCTCTGTAAATCTTTTATTAATCTCGTGAGGATCCAGATATACAGGTGGATTTGTTTTCGGGAAAGTTGATCTCCATGATTTCCATGTCCATGATTTCCATGTCAATTCTTTTCCTGGACCACTTCCTTTAATATGTTTCTTACTTTTACGCGACATTTTTGATATTTTCTTACTTTTACGCGACATTTTTGATATTTTCTTACTTTTATGCATTTTTGAGGGGTATTTTCTTATTTTTTTTGATTTTGTTACTGCCATATATATACAATATGTAGATAAAATAACTTATGATGAGTGATTTTATTTATTTCTATATGTACCGAAGATATATTGGAATTCATCTTACCGGTCCCGTATGCCCGTATCTGTGTCTATCTCACTATACTGACCATATTCATTACCAATTTCATGTGGTGTCTTACTACTATCACCACTATACAAATATTTACGTAAATCATTGATGTATTTGCGTTCAATCTCCACCATTTTATTTACCTGTGCGTTATTTCGATCAGTATTTATTGTAGATTTTGGGATACCGGTTATCGCTTTCTGTCGGATTTCCTTGATGGAGGCATCATTCATATAAAATCCTTCTTCCAGTTTTCTTGGATCTTTATCATCACTTTTTTTGGACATTGCCGACGATGGTTTGTACCCCATACCCCTTCCCTCCTCCATGTTGTGCAAACTCTGTGTCTCCAGACTATGGGGTGATGCCCTCCCCTTACTCCATGTAACACTCTTCTTCGTTCCACTTCCACGCCCAGACCCTGCTCGTTTGATAATTCTTGTTCGGGTCCTTCTTGTTCGGGTCCTTCTTGTTCGGGTCCTTCTTGTTCGGGTCCTTCTTAATCTATCCTTCTTAGTAAAATTACGTCGGGAGCGTCTATTATTTTTACGCACTACCATGGTTTTCCTTTTAATTTTAATTTTATTTTTTTTGCCGCGGATCATGTATTTTATAGATAAAATAAATTATTTGATATTTTATATATTTATATTATTGATTTTATAGTTGTTTATACGCTTATGGTACATTAACTGATTAATAAATCAATTAAATTTAATTGGAGTAAGCAAGACCGCCCATGCCAGACATCACGCGGAGCACGTTGTAGTTAGTGGCATACACGCGAACCTTGGCGGTGTTCTGACCAGACACGGTGGCATTGGAAAGAACAAGCTGAAGGGTGGCGTTGTCGATGCGGGAGAAGTTGCAGCTTCCGGAAGGCTGGTGCTCCTCGGGGCGAAGGGCGAAGGAATACACGTTGATGCCGGTATCGGGGGCACGGGTATGCGCCTGGAAAGGCTGGACCTGGTCGAAGTAGGTACCCTCACGCTCAGAGAAGCGATCCTGACCGTTAAGCTGGAGCTTGGCAACAACCACGGGGTTAAGACCCCAGCAATGCATGTCGAGGGCAGTCTCAGCAAGCACGAAAGAAGCAGCGTCAGACACGGTGGCCGTGACGGTGGCGTTGGGGGCTGCGACATCACCATCAGCACCGTCGGCGAAAAGACCAGAAGCATTGATCACCTCACCATCCTTGGCATCGGCAGAAAAGGCAGAGATGGAGTTGGGGAGAGCATCAACCGCGTCGGTGTAGTTGAAGGGCTGGGCACCCATGGTCCAGAAAAGAGAGGCATCGTCCTTGAACGAGGAGCAGTAATCCACGTTGGCATCGGGCTGGACAACCCACACAAGCTCCTTACAGGGGTGGTTGAAGTTGAGCTTGATCTTGTTCGAGGAGGAACCAACCGACTCGTCGCCGGTGAATTGGAGCTGCTCGATCAAGTACTCGTGGGGGTTCTGAGCCATTCTGCGGCGCTCGTCCGTGTCGAGGAACACGTAATCGACGTAGAGGGACGCGGCAACAAGAGACTGGGCATACGCGGTCTTCGACTGCTGGTCGGTGCCAACGCCGACGGCGGCGACGGTGGTGTCGACAGCCCAGAGGCACTCGTCGATGGGACGAATATCAAGGTTGATCTTCACCTCGTGGTACTGAAGGGCGATCAAAGGAAGGGCAAGTCCGGGGCTGCGACAGAACCAGAACTGAAGAGGGATGTAGAGAGTGGTCTCGGGAAGAGCCTTGCGAGGAGCACACACCTGGGCAGGGGCATTGGCTCCACCGCAGGGACCATCAACCTCGGCGAAGAGGGGGTCAGTGGCATACACAAGCTGTGTGGTGTGACCAACCATCTTGTTGTAACCACGGGTCTGCTCGGCACTCAACGTAAGCTGAGTCCAGATGTGCATCCAGTCGCCGTACTGGCGATCGATGCGCTGACCGCCGATCTCAAGCTCCACCTGGGAGATGAGCTGATGACCGGGGAAATCAAGCCAGCGGGCATGAGCGGAGAGAGCAGAGCTGATCTCAGGGAGAGTGACCTGAAGGTAGGTGCGGTAGGCAAGATCGCCGTTGCGGCTGATCGTGCATGTGACACGGCGACCGAAATCGGCTTGTCCGTTGAATGTCTGCTCGATAGATTCCATCGAGAAATTAGTGTATCTACGGTAAGTAACCTTCCAGAAAGTAATCTGAGGATTACCCGTAAGGTAAACGTCTTGTGCGCCATAGGCAACGAGTTGCATTAAACCACCACCCATTTTATATTATAGCTAAAGAAAAAAAAATCACAGTCTAGACATTTAATTCAATTAATTAACATAATTGAATTAAGTTGGTTCATTTCCTATTTTTAGCTTGTTATTTTTTCTAAAGAACTATTACTTTTTATGAAGTTGTTTAGGTAAGAGTCTAAAAAAATTTCCTTATCATTGTAATGTTTCTTTCTAAAAACATAATTATCCCCTTTTTTCGCGACCGCCCATCCGTCTTCTAAAGCATTATAGACAAAAATTATTTTTTGAAATTTATGAATATCTATATTTTCGACCGTTTCTTTTCCTATATAAGAATCCATAGTATTAACACAAACATGATTTTTCTGTTTTAAATTTATTACAACTTTTAAAATCTAAAGGGTTAAAAATATATACTACAAATAATATGCCATCATTTAAGCCAAAAACTAATAAGAGAATATTAGTGGAACAGAACAAAACAGTGACACTGGATTCAAAGCACCAGGAGATAATGGACAACATAAACGAAATCGAGGAGGAGAAAATTCCACTTTTAAAAGAACAACTAAATACATTAAAGGGCGAATACAAGAAATTAAAAAGAGGTCAGGTTGATGAACGACTTGACATAAAAGATAAAATAACTGAAATAAAAAAACTGGTTAAGGTTCTTGGATCCAAGAAGAATAAATATTTTTTGGACAATTCGAAGGATATATTTGAGTATTTTGAAAATAAAAAGAATATTTCATCGAGCATAAACACAGAGAAAAGTAAAAAGCTTAATAGTTTCTTTCGGTTGAATGATACAAATGAGCACAAAGAGAAATCGAACAACATTGTCAAGGAATATTTGTGTCGTGTAGATGATTCGTTTTTAGACATGAACTCGTTTATCCACTCGACCGAATATTGTGTTTATTGTAATAAGGGCGAACTCATCCCCGTCGACGAAGACGGTGTATTGGTTTGTAATAATTGTTCTAAATATGTTCATTTTCTTATTGAAAATGAAAAACCGTCTTACAAGGAACCACCTAAAGAGGTTTGTTTTTATGCGTACAAGCGTATCAATCATTTTAGGGAAATATTGGCACAATTTCAAGCAAAGGAGACTACCCAGATACCAGATAAGGTAATAGAAGACATCAGGTATCAAATAAAGAAGGAGCGGATTAACAAGGAGCAAATAAATAATGTTAAGGCAAAGGAAATATTAAAAAAGTTAGGTTACAATAAGTACTATGAACACATACCATTTATAAAGGACATTATTGGTATAAAACCTCCGGTAATGAATCCCGAGCTGGAGGAAACATTATGTAACCTATTTATGGATATTCAGCGACCATATGCAAAATTTTGTCCGGATGACCGTGTTAACTTTTTGAACTATTATTATACCGTTTATAAATTATGTGAATTATTGGATCAAAATCAGTTTTTACCGTTCTTTCCAATGTTGAAGGATCGCGAAAAAAGAATTGAGCAAGATAACATATGGAAGAAAATATGCAATGAACTTGATTGGGAGTTTATACCGACAATATAATTTTTCAATAGAATATTATTGTTCATTTGATTATATTTAATGAAATGAAATGAAATGAAATGGAATGTTTATTTACAATCGTCTATTCAATGCTTACATGAGACGGGGGAATCCAACAAGATTAGCACCAAGACCAAAACCAGCACCAGATCTTGCGGAAACGGCCATCGATGGAATATATGTGTCAAGAATAGCAAATGTCGCGGCGGCGGTGAGCGCAAGTAAAACAATTTCTTCTAAAACAAGTGCCTTCTTTGGGATAACAAATGCGGCAATGGCAACCATTAAACCCTCAACCAGATACTTAATCGCGCGTTTAAACATTTCGGTAAAATCAAAAAGGTCTGTCATATAGTAATTAATTAGAAAAAAAATAATAGTGTAGAAATAAACTTAAACGTCCATCTATTATATAATATATATAATGAGTCTTTCAAAGGATTCGGTTGGAGACTATGTTGATCTTCTTGACGAAGATAAGCCAATTGCTGGACAAAAGTTTACGTGTATTTCATTTATTTCTCCTGAAAATGTTTTAAGAGACAAGAGAATGTTTTATTTCGAGTCATTTTTGAAGAAGTGGGATTTCCTAAAGTCAACGGAGAAGTTTCATCAGTTCATGAACTTTATCAGTTATAAGTATAAATTGGATTTTGATGTTATTTCTGAAGATTTGAAGTCGTTTGTAAAGGACGAGCAAAAGAATCTTCTTAAGACAACCATTGACGATGAGTACAAGAACTTTTTGGATGAGCACGAGGAGAAGCTCGAGCATGAGTTCAATATTAAACATAATTTTCAAACAAATACTCGCGGAATTAAAGTAAGAGGGTCATTCTCTACTCAAGAAGAGGCTGAGATGAGATGCAAGTTGTTACGTGAGGCTGATCCAAACCATGACGTATTTGTGGGTCCGGTTGGATTATGGATGCCATGGGAGCCAGAGGCGTATAAAACGGGACGCGTCGAATACTTGGAGAAGGAACTGAATGATCTTATGCATGAAAAGATTAAGAATGAGGAAGGTGCTAAACAGGAGTTTGATACTCGTATCAGAGAAGCAAAGGAAAAGGCAATTAGTGATAACATTAAAAATTCTGATAAAACGGGTGCTTCTATCACACAGGGCATTGATAGCCAAGGCAATCTCGTTAATAGTCGTCTTGTGAACTTTGATGATATTCCGGACGAGGATGTAATCATGGACAGAAATGCGTCCGCAAATATAAGGTCTGAGTTATTCGATGGCGATAGTGTATTTACGGGGAGTAAAAAGACTGATTAATTATTCCAGTAATTTCACAGTGTTTATAATTGAAGGGGGTTTGAATTTAAGTATGTCCAGCTCGCTTTGTGTAGTTGGAAAATTATCAGTTCCGTATATATCTTGGAGAAGCATCCATTCAAACATTCCACCCACATAAATAAATACATGAATAAATCCAAAATTTTTAAGATCATTATACTTCTTATAAATTTTTTTGTCGTTGCTGTTTTTGCCATAAATAACAACGCGGTCAATTAGTTCGTTTTTTTCAATGAGATTATTTATGTATTCTTCTTCACACGATGGAGATTTTGTGGATTTTATTAAATTATGTGAATCGTCAATAGGTATAGTAGTTAAAATAGTATATCCATGTTCGATAGAATACTTCATATCTTCAAAATCTATATCAGTATTTTCTAATATATTTGATTTTGCGTTTCCCATATAACACTTGATGGTTTATTTTTAATATAATTAAATTCGTATTTAATTCTATTTTGATTGTTGAGTTAAATTCATAAAAATATACATTAAAAATATACATTAAAAATATACATTAAAAATAATGAATATACATAAATAATCAAGCATTATAAATCAGGGTGGAATAATACATCCATAAAATCAATCAGTGTTCGTTGAGAATTTTTGTTTTAGTTTATTGTATTCGTCTTCACCTAATCGGAGACAGTTGCTATATTCATATGGCGTGTCAATAGAATGGATCCCGTACGCATCTATTCCATTACTCTCCATAAATCGGATCATTTCTGCGGATGTTTCTTGATGGATGCTTTCAATGCGCAACAGTTCCCCGTTACAATTTACAACGGTTCCAATGCGGATTTCACGCCCTCCGTCTTCGCTTTTCATCCAGTCGTCTCCCCAGACAAAACGCTGGATTAGTTTTTGCTCGATCCGATTCAACTCCATCTTTTTACTATTATGTAGTGTTGTACTTATACATAATAGTTTCAATTTTAGAAATAATACCATATAATTTACATTAATCGCATCATTTCGATTGTATACATTTGAACACAAATCCTTTAATTGAAAGAAACAATAATTTCGACATTTTCTTTCTTTATACTCTTGGACGCCAATATGGATAACTCTTCCCTTTTTTTACGCGTTTTTTGAGACTTTAACGCAGACCCACCGTCTTCCGATAATTCCTTCTTTCTCGAAGAACTATTGCGGTTATCCATGTCATTTTGAATTAACTGATAATTATCTTCAATGTACTTTACAACCTTATTTTCAATGGCCCATTTGAAAAAATTTAACTGACCTATGGTAGTTTGAATATTTATTCCAGGCGTATATGGTATCGTAATTCTGTCCCATCTACAAAATGGATCAAATCTTTTCTTCGAGTATGCCTTTAGTTTTAACTTGTAATCATTATACACTTTAAACCTAGCACATGAGCCGACATCGTTCTCAATATCATATACGGTGTAATATTTTTTCGCGTAATTTGTAGCGAACCAATCTACAATTCTAAGTGATATGAGCGAGCCACCGTTAATTATATTTAACATTTTTTCCACATTGTTTGTATCCTTATAAAAAAGCATTAAATTGTTCAATAGTAGATCATTTTGTGTGCTATAGAAAGATGACATTCATTAACTCATGTTATTTTTTTAAATACTATTCTGTTTTTTTATTAATTTAAGTGATTTTGTAAATTCGAATTTCTTCATGTCAGTCTTCCCTCTTTTTATGTTGCACTCTAAACAACAAATGACGACGTTTTCACGAGTGTGTCCAATATCATTATATATTCGGTCTAATGTCCATTGCTTCTTTTCGAGATTATTATTGTAAGTTATACATACATGTGATTTGCAGTATCTACATACCAATTTAGACGTCATTAATTTTTCGATTGTCTGGTTTTTAGTTATAATTAGGTTTTCACAGTACATCCCCTTCTTTTTGTCCTGTTGTTTATATCCGTTTATTTTTTTTTGTATTTCGCTTAAAAATAGGGTTGAATACTCGCACTCTTGTTCCATAAATATTTGATTTATGATACACTGTTGCTTATAATGACTTATTATAGGGACAGACGAAACCTTTTCTGTTTTTTTTGTCTCTTTGTTTGCACGTTTAATCAAGTATTTATTGTGGGTTCCTAATATGTTTATAGTCCGATCGTCTATATTTTTTATACTAATTTCATCGGTCATATCCATACAAAATATGTGTTAAAAAATAATTTAATATCAACTTAATTAAATCTGGAAGTCTTAGCATTTATTAACGTGACCCCTTCAATCTTCATATCCACCGCAATGTTATTGATAATATATGGTTTTATCTTATCGCATAAAGCGTCGTCAGATACGATATAAACATCAGACAATGGAGATATTAATTTGAACAGCATTCCCAAAAGAAATCGAATATTTCCACTTTTTATAACAACGAGTGATTGCTGTAGTTTTCCGTATTTTAACGGATTTTTAGAATTCAGATTTTTTATCTTTTTCATAAAATTATACATTTTATACACATAGTTGATTGGGATTGTAAAGTCAGAATCAGTTGTCTTGAAAATAAGTGAAAATGATATAATTTTATCATTCTCGTACAGGTCCATCCAGGTCTTTTTAAGATTATTGAATTCCTCGTCAAACGCGTCCCATCCAGTTTTACCAAAGTTAAATTCCTCGGTTTTATGTAATATTGTATCGGATATACGCGTATGATCAGTGATCTTTTTTATTTCGGTATTTTCAATATATTCATCTGATCCGGTTGTTTGTAATTCTGATTTTAAACGATTTATTGATTCTGCAAAGGATGCCATATATTTGTTCCAAGATAAAACTTTCTTAATATAACGGTAAATCCGTTTAAATGTAATTTTTTATATACATATATATGACTCGTGGTGATAACATGCTTAAACATAAAAATATATACAATCATCGTCATGGACAACAGAGTACAGAAGAAAAGTCCGAACCACTTACCGAAAAAGATTTAGATAATTTCCTTGAAAAGGAAAAGACAAAATATGAAAATGAGCCATGGAACAAGTTAAACAAGACAGACAAGATAAAGAAGTTGTATGATTTTGCTGAAAATTATGTAAAGGATAACTCTATCATGGAGGAGAAACAAACGATGGAAAAATTTTTGAAATCTTCTTTGGAAAATAAAAAAATCTCAAAAATAAAGGACATTAAATACGACAAAGCAATTGGGAAAATTATTGAAATAAATGGATTGAAATATGACATACCCAGTAAAAGATTCATGATTTCGAAATCGAATGATCCACACGTTTCAACATCAACCCAACTGGGTACTCCGAAAAATACAAAGAAATCGTCAGTGAAAAAAACATTGAAAAATAGCCCAAAGAAGAACGACACACAATCATAAATAAGTACCTATTAATCACTTACCATAAACCATGTATGGAATATGTCACATATATTATTTATAAATCTTGATATGGGTATATTCACGCATTCATAACAATCATCAGACGGGTTCTTATTGTATTTATTATAATTTGTTTTGGTCATGGTGTTGGTGTTGGCGTTTGCTATATAAGAATATGGATGATCATGGGTGTTATTTTCTAAGGATTCGTCCGAGGTTGAAAGAGAAAGAGAATCGTACGTTTTTTCCGATTCAGAAACATATGCTTCATTTGGAGGAATTAATATTGTCAATTTTTTCATATTAGTTATTTTTACTAGTAATAAAATACTAATATGTTATTACACATAACTAGTTATAACCGACGATTATTAAAATTGAAAATATTAATAAACATCAACTATAATATATTATAGAGTATGAAGAGTGGAACCATGATACAGGAGAGTGATATAGCGGATATAATGGAAATAAACGTCTATCGAGAAAATGTTGAAAATGACGGATTGTCGGTTGTAAATGCATTAAAAATGTGCGAAGGCGATATTATAGACTATGCTCTACAGTTAATGGATTTATATATAAAAGAGGAAGTACATACTTTCTGCCACGAAAACTTCGAGACTAAGCTGGAATCAAGCTTATTCTCATTATTAAAGGAGCATGTAAAACATCTCTACGTCATGTATGTAAAGGATGAAACCAGACAGATTACTTTGTTTGACGAAACACTTGAGTTCGCATGCGAATATTACATCGATAATGCGTATGTTACGTTTTATACAACTGTTACCCCAAGACGGAGTTACAAAAAGAACGGGATTCGTGTAGATGTTGACATTGAAAAGATGACCAAGAAAATTGCGTACATCAATTCAATGTACCAGCCAGAACAAAGAACTTCAGAGTGGTATGAATACAGGCACAATTTATTTTCAGCCAGTTCGATTGGAAAGCTATTCGGAACAAAAAGCGCGATAAATCAACTGGTATTGGAAAAGTGTGAGCCATACAAGGTGTTCGGGGGAGGGTCGGTGAATATTAATTCTCCATTACATTGGGGACAAAAATACGAACCTGTTTCAACCATGTTATATGAAAATAAATATCATACGACTATTGGTGAATTTGGATGTATTAAAAGTGATGAAATATCGTGTATTGGTGCTTCTCCAGATGGTATCAATATTGACCCGTCGTCGAAATTATACGGACGTATGCTTGAAATAAAGAATGTCGTCTCGCGAATCATAACCGGTATCCCAAAAGAAATATACTGGATACAAATGCAATTTCAGATGTTTGTGTGTCATCTCAACGAATGCGACTTTTTCGAAACTAAATTCGTCGAATACGAAAACGAAGATGAGTTTTTGAACGACGGTACTTACCTGAAAACAAGTGATAATAAAGACAAAGGTGTTATTTTATATTTTGACATGATGGGTATTCCGAAATACGAATATAAACCCATAAACATGGACATCGATGAATACAATGAATGGAAGAAGGTAAAGATTGAAGAATATGGACAAGAATTGTTTATAAAGGAAGTGTTCTGGAAACTGGATGTAGTTAGCTGTGTGTTGGTTTTGAAAAATAATTTATGGTTATCTTACGCAATACCAGTTATTGAAGACGTTTGGAAAACAGTCGAATATGAACGAACACATGGGTATGATCATCGGATACCGGAAAAAAGAAAGAATAAAATGGCAAAATTCACGGACATTAATGAATGTATGATAGACCTCGATGAAAATGATAATCTGGTTGGAGACACGTTCAGCTCAACTGAATCGTCTGAACTCAAATCATCTAATATAAGCACAAATCCAATCACAAATATTAAAAATTTTGAGATTAAAATAAGAACTCAGTCGTTCGACGAAACTGTCTCTGATATGTCATCTACATTATAAAAATTTAAGATATAACATTGTTCCAAACACAATAAGGAACGCGTAATAAAAAAGTTCGGTATAATATGTGTTTGATATAGTGGTCCCGGTTAAAAATAACTTATTTAATCCACCAGCGCTTATGAACAACATTACCGTTCCCAACAGATGTTTAAATTCGGCAACGTTTATTTGATTTATTGCTAAAAAATGATTGATTTTTTCACGCACTTTAAGGGTATCCATAGTAAACACTCAGATAAAAGTTTGTCTCTATATTTATTGTGTAGTTATGTTCTAGCCTTCTGCAATGATACCCACTCCGGGTGAGGTTCAGATATTATGCCCCCCCACCATGTTGTAAATGATTATTTATTTTGATGAACAATCATTTATACACTAGGAGAGAAGCCTAGAAACAAGCATTTTCTCGTCACGAACGCTTCGTGGATCGGACGGTCTCAATTGGGACCTTGCGTAGGATTCATAATCAGTTGTGAATGGGTGAAAATATGCTCGTGGTCTCTGAAAGTCGTCATTTATAGTACTAATTAAACCCTCGGTCTTAACCGCATACATGTAATAGCTAACGCACATTACAATCAATATGAAACTAATTACCAAGATGTATCTGAGCTCAATCTTCATAAATATAATTATACTATAATGATATAAAATAATATTCATGTATTTAATTATGTCCAATTCAGACGATATGTTTGTTATAAAGAGAGATGGAAATAAGGAGGAAGTGTCTTTTGATAAGATCCTCGAACGCGTAAAAAAGGTGGGAAAGGAGGCAAACATCCAGATAAAATATAGTGCTCTTGTGATGAAGATAATCGATCAACTGTATGACGGTATTCAAACTACACAGCTGGATGAGCTAACCGCAGAACAATGTGCAAGTCAATGTACTATCCATCCCGACTATGGAACCCTCGCAGGAAGAATAATTATATCAAATAATCACAAGAACACTGAACAAAGTTTTTATTTGAAGATGAAGATGTTATATGATTTCAAGGATGTTCATGGAAACCACTCGCCATTTTTAAATAATAAATACATGTCTATTGTTGATAAATACAGAACCGAAATCGAGTCAATGATGGACTACAGTCGTGACTATCTGATTGATTATTTTGGATTTAAAACACTTGAACGTGCATACTTATTTAGACTCAACAATGTTATTGTCGAACGCACACAAGACATGTGGATGCGTGTATCTGTTACCATTCACGGAGAAGACATGGAGAAGGTAAGGACTACATATGATCTACTAAGTCAAAAATTTTTCACTCATGCTACCCCGACCCTATACAACGCAGGAACAGTATGTCAGCAACTCAGTTCATGTTATCTTATTGGTATGGAAGACGATAGTATCAATGGTATATATAACACTCTCAAGGATTGTGCGAATATATCCAAATATGCTGGAGGTATCGGTCTTCATATTCACAACATTAGGGCGTCAGGAACCCTTATTCGTGGAACAAATGGCACATCCAATGGCATTGTCCCTATGCTTAGAGTTTTTAACAATACTGCCAGGTATGTCGACCAGGGTGGAGGTAAGAGAAACGGAAGCTTTGCAATCTATTTGGAGCCATGGCATGGTGATATATTTTCATTTTTGGAAATGCGAAAAAATCAGGGCGACGAGGAATTGAAGGCGCGGGACCTTTTTTATGCTCTATGGGTACCTGATTTGTTTATGAAGCGGGTGAATGAAGACGGTATGTGGACACTCATGTGTCCGCATAAATGTCCTGGGCTTGCGGATGTTTATGGAAGTGATTTTGATAAATTATACGAACAGTACGAAAAGGAAAATCGGGGAATAAAAGAGGTAAAAGCGAGAGACCTATGGTTTTCTATTTTGGATAGTCAGATGGAAACCGGTACCCCGTATTTACTATATAAAGACGCATGTAACAAAAAGTCTAATCAGAAGAATCTGGGAGTGATTAAATCATCGAATCTTTGTACAGAGATCGTAGAATATAGTGATGCTACGGAAACTGCGGTTTGTAATTTGGCGAGTATAAGCCTTTCAAGCTTCGTTGATGAAAAGACAAAGGTATTTGACTACGAAAAGTTAATAAGTGTTACCATGGTGGTTACTGAAAACCTCAACAAGATTATTGAGTCTAATTTCTACCCCACTGATAAAACCGAAATCAGTAATTTCAAACACCGTCCCATTGGAATAGGTGTCCAAGGACTTGCCGACGCATTCTTCAAAATGGATATTGTATTCGGAAGCAGTGAGTCAAAAGAAGTAAATAAACACATATTCGAAACGATTTATTATGGTGCGTGTGTAAAATCATTCGAAATAGCAAAGGAGAAACTGGATCTGATGGACGAATCCGAAAAAACACGAGGTGATATAAGTGGCGCATATAGTAGTTTCGAAGGTTCGCCAATGAGTAAAGGACAATTCCAGTTTGATTTATGGGGTGTCTCTCCAGATACTGAGAGATACGATTGGGATGGATTGAAGAAAAAAATAATGAAATATGGAATGATTAACTCGTTATTGCTTGCTCCTATGCCAACGGCATCAACCGCTCAAATATTGGGAAATAATGAATGCTTCGAACCAATTACAAGCAATCTATATAGCCGACGTACATTGGCAGGTGAATTTATTGTTGTTAATAAGTATTTAATGCGCGAGCTGATAAATATAAATATGTGGAACGAAGAGGTTAAAAATGGCATCATTGTTAATAAGGGAAGTGTGCAGCACATTGATGGACTGCCCCAACATATAAAGGATAAATATAAAATCGTATGGGAAATGAAGATGAAAGATATTATTGATATGGCTGCTGACCGAGGGAAATATATTTGTCAAAGTCAAAGCATGAATCTTTGGCAAGAAGATCCTAATTACGGAAGTCTTACAAGCATGCATTTTTACAGTTGGAAGAGTGGGTTGAAGACGGGTATGTATTATTTGAGAAGAAAAGCAAAACACCAGGCGCAACAATTTACCGTCGATCCGTCTAAAAATAACACGACCCAGGATATGAGTGGGGAGGATGAAGTATGTGAGATGTGTAGCTCATAATTTAATATATAAAATATTTAAAAGATCCACACTAATATTAATATAATGAACACGATCAAAACAATTCAAAAAGATTTGGAATCCCTGTGCGATGTTATTGAAAACATGGATAATTTTCATCAAAAGGAGATATTAAAAATATTTGAAAAAAACAATAAGGTCGTGTCATTAAACGAAAACAAAAATGGTGTTTTAATAAACTTATCCGATGTCCCACATGATATAATCGACGAAATTTCGAATTACATCAAACATGTTAATACACAGGAATGTGAGCTAAGCAATGACGAGGAAAAGAAACAAAAACTAAAAAATGATTATTTCTAATATATATAAAGATTTCGTGTCAAATGTATATATATATATATATGAATACCAATAACGAATTTATAAAGGTTGAAGAAAAAAAACATATAATCGACGATTTGACAGATTACATGTTTAATAGTAAATTATTGCGCGACACATTGAGAGGACTGGATAAAGAAACCATAGTTAGGGAAATATCTCCTTATAAGCACAAGTACCATCGAAACATTTTTGTGCCCCAACAAGGCGATACACTTTTTTGGATTTTTTATATACTGACAAAAGGGCTGGATACGTACGAGTTGCTCGGACAAAACACCTTTATAGCCGAAAAGAATGAAAAAATAACATGTATCGAAGCGATTAAAAACTGCAAGCCGAAATTAAAGGAACATCGTATAAAAAAACACTCTACGAGCGAAAATGAATTATTGAATGAAGAAAACATTTCATTAAAAACCTTCCATATGTTATGTGTATGCTACAATATCAACTTCCTCTACTTAAAAAATAGAATGTATTATCTCCACGACATGGATGACCAAGACGACATATCGCAATACAAAAAAATCCCTGTTATTCATGATATGGGAGACGGAATTTTTGGATGTGAATTTCAGACGCAAGAGGAAGTGTTTAAAAATTATCTGGATACTAGAATGAAGATCGAAAACTATGAAAAACCATTTAAATCGGTAACAAGCTACACGATAGCTCAATTAAAGGAACTATGTGAAGTTTTGAAAATACAAACTCACATGGAGAACGGTAAAGCAAAGACAAAAAGTATTATGTATTCAGAATTAACCTTGTATCTTTGTGGATACGAGTGAATAAAATTGATTTAGATATAATATATTAAGTTAGTATATATTATATGACGTCTAAAAAGAATGATGGGTTTAAATCCATTGTCGAACACTATATCAAGCACGATGATCCTAATGAAAACAAGGAGCTTGAAGTTCGATTCGGGACAAGGAAAATAAAAAACCAGAAAAGTATTAATAAAAGTGACTATGATCTTGTGATAAAAAACCTTAGATCTATGGGGTTTTCATGCGACAATGTTAATGGTGACTACATGATGAGAATCGGATACATGTACATAAACAGGTCGGGAAAGAAAGAGAGATCAAATATTCGTGTGGAATTAAATGGACATCACGTCATAAAAAAATATTGTGAGAATGAAAATATCAAAACTCTAATCGATGATTCCGCACTACGGGACTACGTTGACTTCGTCAAGAAAGAGTATATTGGTAATAAAGACAATATCGGAGATAATGGTCGTCCTAGAAAAATTATGCCTTATAATAGTGACGATTTTGGGTTCCGAGTCGCCCTTCAAAGTGAAAAGAAAATGGAACCGTCCGTTCCGTTTATACGAAGCGTTGTTGATACGTGGGACGAGACTGAAAAAACATTCAGATATATAAAGCGATTCCGTTTCACGCATTCTGAATACCCTGTGTTTTGTGATATGAGTATTGTCAAATCTTCCAGATTTGGAAAAACACACTATATTCTTGAAGATTCAAACGTATTCAAGAATTTAGAATCGTATGAAATAGAACTGGAGGTTGACAATACGCGCGTCGGAGATTTTTTGGAAAAATACGGCACCGACGGGCTCGTCACGGCGTTAAAGAAAACCGTAAAAATTGTTCTCCAAGGAATACAAGACACGCGATTCCCTGTATCATATGGAGAGATTGATGAAATTACGCGCGATTATGGAAGTTTGATATTCAAAGGTCGTGGGTCCGGACAACAAATAACCCCCAAACATTTTATAGGACCCTCGTCATATACGCTTCAAATAAAGAACGTTGCTGAAAAAAAGGAGTCAGGAGATATTTCGAACATACAAGAAAACTACACTGTAACTGATAAGGCAGACGGTGATAGAAATATGTGCTATATAGCAGATAGTGGAAAAATATACTTGATTGACTCAAATATGCGTATTAAATTTACCGGGTCGGTTACAAAGGAAAAAAGAATAAGAAACACACTTGTTGATGGTGAGCTAATCATGTACAATAAGGAAAAACGCCAGATAAACCTATTTGCTGCGTTTGACATATATTACGTTGGTGGAAAAGATGTTCGAAAAAATCCATTTATAAGCAACGACATTGTGGTTTCGAAGGAAAATGATATTTCCGATAAGAAAAAGAAAAATATCTATAGACACACTTTACTAAAACAGGTAATGGATTTAATTAAGGCGGAATGTGTGACAAAGGGAACCGGAAATGAGATGAAATTTATGATAAAGTTATTTGAAGTAGCCACAAAGGATAGAACTATATTTGAATGCTGTAATTCAATCCTCGACCGAATAAATCATACAAGCTATAGTTATGAAACCGATGGACTAATATTTACACCATCGAATGATAATCTTCCCGCTCTGGATTACAAACACACTTGGGATAAATCGTTTAAATGGAAACCTCCCAAATTTAACACGATCGACTTCCTCATCACATTCTCGAAAACCGAAGCGGGTGACGATGTTGTAAGAACCGCATACGACGATGGGTCGGGTGGAACAGAGTCGGCCGATAAATACAAGGAAGTGAGACTATTGTGTGGTTTTAATCAAGGACATAAAGATCACGGATACATGAATCCATGTCAGATGGTTATTGAAGACAAGATCCCTGAACGAGGCAATACCGGATCATATGAACCTATGCCATTCTATCCCACCAGTCCATACGACGCAAATGCATCATTCTGTGAAATAATGATAAAACGAGACACCAATGGAATAGACCAACTGGTTACGACAGAGGGAGACGTTATCGAAAATAACACTATTGTTGAATTTGCTTACGACAACACACGAAGTAATAAATTAAAATGGGTTCCATTGCGTGTTAGACACGACAAGACATATCAGTTCAAAACTGGAATGAAGAATTATGGAAACGCGTATCATGTCGCAAATAGTAACTGGCAGAGCATTCACAATCCCATTAGCGAGGCAATGATCACTACCGGTCGCGGTATTCCAGACGAACAAGTGGATGATGATGTTTATTACAACAAGGTTTCCGGGAAAACAAACACCCGCGCGCTTCGGGATTTCCATAACATGTTTGTAAAAAGACTCCTCATTAAATCAGTGACAAAGCCAGGCGGAACACTCATGGACTTCGCGGTGGGAAAGGCAGGCGACTTCCCAAAATGGATTTCCGCAAAACAATCATTCGTATATGGCGTCGATGTATCACTTGACAATATCGAACATAAATTAGATGGTGCCTGCGCACGTTATCTGAATTATCGTCGCGAAAATTCGAACACACCACACTCGCTCTTCGTAGAAGGAAATAGTGGAAAACACATTAAAAGCGGAGAAGCGTTTGAGAGCGATACCCATAAGCGCATTAATAAAGCCATTTTTGGAGAAGGACCAAAGGACAAGACAATACTTGGGAATGGTGTATATAGACAATATGGAGTGGGGAAGGACGGATTTGACGTTACGTCGTGTCAGTTCGCGTTCCACTACTTTTTGGAAGACAAGGAAATATTTAAAACATTCATGCAGAACGTAAGTGACTGCACCAAGGTTGGTGGTTATTTCACTGGGACGTGCTATGACGGTGAAAGCATATTTAATATGTTGTCCGACACGGAAAAAGGCGGCAGTGTCGCGATATTCAAAAACTCAAATAAAATATGGGAAATACAGAAAAATTACGACGATGATAAATTTAATAGCGACAGTTCCAGTATAGGATTACAGGTATCGGTTTTCCAAGAAAGTATCAACCAACTAATACCCGAGTATCTTGTTAACTTTTCATATATAGAACGCATTATGTCAAATTATGGATTTGAAGTACTTGGAACTGAAGACGCAAAGAAGATGGGTCTGCCTTCCGGAATAGGAATGTTCAAGGAGCTTTATAATCAAATGTCCCTCGATATAAATACGAACAAAATTCAGCAAAGAAATATAGGATCTTCCCTTAGCATGAGCGAAGAGGAGAAACGCGTTTCGTTCCTGAATAAATATTTTGTGTTTAAAAAGGTTCGACAAGTTTCAAAAGATGACATTCACAAAGAATTTGAATCCATAGAAGACAATCGAACCGAACAAAAAACCATCAAAATACGAAATTTGAATAAAACTATTAAACTATTACGTTGAGATAAACTTAAATATATGTTGTTATGATCTATAACACAATAGATGAGTTACTTTTATGTTCCCAAAAATTATACAAATTTATCAAATAATTTTATATTCGAGCCCAGAAAAAACGATTCAGAAAGTGAAAATCAAACACTAACAACGTACGAATCAAAAATAGAAAAGTTGAAGTTCGAAAACAAATTAATTTGGAATATCTACAAAGAAGAATATTTTTACTATAAAAAGGTTTTCAATGTCATTTTTGAAAATAATGACAAATCGATTACAACATTCAACGCAATCCATAGATCATTTTATATTATATTGGAACTGAATAACATATTTAACTTCATGGAAAAATATAACGACACCCCCCAAATAGATACTTTTCACTTTTCAAAATCTCAGTCCGGCGTCGTCCAATACTTAAATTCTAAAAGGAACCAAATGAATGACCGTCATGTATGTATATATTGCGACGAATGGGAAAAAAACACTGACTATTTAAGAAAACATCATAACCTATATTTTGATTCGTGTATATCGTACAATTTTATTAGCACAGATGCGGTAAATTACTTTAACACACATTATAGTAGAAAATTTGATTTAATCACATTTCTTGCGAACGAAGAATTAGACGACTTAAAAAAGACACTCCCTCTGTTATCAGAAAAGGATTATATTATTGTCAAAATTATATACTCGCTTATCATACAAAAAAAAGGAGGGACTCTTATTTTTTCTATTCCGGATTTATTTGATGAAACATACTACGAACTTCTCTACATTTTATCAAGTTGTTACAACAAAGTGGTGATAACAAAACCGGTTCTCGTCGAAAACACCAACAATCGAAAAATAATTATTTGCAGCAATTACAATGAACGATACAATGAATCTGAATTATTAAACTTCGCGCATGTTATTATAAATAATATTCTTACACGAAAGGTTAATACAAATATAACACATTTACTCGACTCGATGATCCCCTCATTTTTTTTAAATAAACTTCGAGAAATAAATATTATTATGTTTCAACAGACAATAAACGCAACTCTTTCGGTTATAAACATGAAATCAAGCACGAACATACGCGAGAAGTTAGAGAAGTTGAATAAAAAATCGTTACAGAAAAGTGTATTCTGGTGCGTCCAGAATAACTTTGAATACGACACATCCGTTCTCGAAAAATACGATAGCTTTATTTCGAGATAGTATGGTTTAGGATAGGATTCGTTAATTTATTAATTATAAAAATTAACGAACTGTTTATTACATCTTTTTGTATTTCTTACAAAAAAAGAACGTCATTCTGAAGTTTGGAACTCAAGTCAATCGTTGTAACAACACTGTTATGATGATGATAAAGCATTCTACTATAATGGTCAAGAATAACGGTATCATTTCGATGTACTGGGTTTTGGGGAACATCACTCAAGTCCAATTTTGCTAATATTCCCGCATTATTCCCCCCGGAATAACCATTATTTTCACGAAATACAAATATTATAATTTCTTTAAGTGTTGTCGTTGGTCCAATCATGGGAACACATAAACTCTTGTGATAAAAGTTATTCGTTTTTAGTTCGATCGCATTAATCGGGCTACCCACATCTTGGTTTAAATTGGTATTGTTCGTCCCATCAAAATTAGTTACATATCCGCTATTCACATTTGATTTTGAAGATATATTTCCAGATGACGTATCTGTGTTATTGATAATTATACCGTCGTTGGGTTTTATGTTTGCAATAATGCTCTCTGTTCCGATGGGAATGTTATACATTTCAAAAAAATAACGATATTTTGAATTCGCCAGTTCCTTTGTCATTTGATTCCATGTTAAATCATCACCGACATAGTCAATTGTGTATTCATTTCCCTTAAAAGTTACCGTTTTATTAGACATATTTCCTCCCCCCGCTATCCAGTTAAGAATGTATTGGGCGTCCAAAATATTAATTACACCACCCGCACTCGTATCCAATAATATCTTTTGATCATTTATTGTATAGCTATTCCCCTTAAATGCGACCGTCTGATTCTGACTATTTCCTCCACCGGCTATCCAATTTAATACATACTGTACATCTAATATATTTGTTGTAGAATCAAGATTGAAGTTACCCTTTAATCGTGATGATGACATATATTATGATAAGAAAAATAATAGTTTGTGTTAAATTACTAATATTTTATTGAAATATGTATTTAGGATATTTCGGGTTCCGGTTCAGGATACGAAATTGTATTTTCGAATATAACGTTAATCGAATCATCGTAGTTATCGGGATCACCAAGACGCGCGTACCCGTTGTAATATCCGGTTACCGCATCCCTATCACCAACAACATGTCCATTTCCATTTCCATACAATGTATTTTCATTACTAAATTGTGCTGGGTTTGCCGGGTCTATATTATATAAATGGAAAATTGTAACGTATTCATTATTTAATCCTATTTCACCATCCACATTACTGTCATCATTCGATAAGAATGACATATTCTTATTATCGTAATCATTTGTTCCCACGGCGGACGCGGTACTAAAAGTAATTTGTGGGTAGAATGAAGTACCAAACTGTCCTACTATCGTATCGCCATGATATAAATCTCCACTATCGTTTTTAAATATTGATAAATAGTTACTACCACTCGTTACACCATTACCATTATTACTTAAGGCATTCGTATTTACGCCTGCTGAATCGTTATATTTGAAATTATCAAAAAACAGGGTCATTGGGGCAAAATTAACATTGTTCTTTACCTGTATAAGTGTGACATTATATGTTCCTCCGATATGGTTGTATAATGTGTCTTGCTTAGTTCTAAAGTGGATAAATTGCATCTCAGGTTCGGGTTCAGGTTCAGGTTCGGGTTCAGGTTCGGGTTCAGGTTCAGGTTCGGGCTCTGGTTCCGGTGCCTCTGGTTCGGGTTCGGGTTCGGGTTCCGGCTCGGGCTCCGGTTCCGGCTCAGACTCAGGTTCGGGTTCGGGTTCAGGTTCGGGTTCGGGTTCGGGTTCGGGTTCCGGCTCTGGCTCAGGTGGATAAATTTGAGATACACTCGTAATCTCGATGGCATCATTTTCATCTTTAGATCCCGTAATTAGCGGTATCGAATTTCCATCATAGGTTATGTCTACGTTAATGGTATAAATATTGATTTGTTCGTAAGCAGTCATTGTGGGAGATGCATCTTCACGGGTATTATCAGTGTTAGGGGTAGGATCAATAGAATAATCGAATGCCTTTTGTATCACAATCGAGGCAACATATTTTGCGTTGTCTATATTGATCAGGCTGTTATAAAATACATTTTCATTGGATGAATCACTTACAATAATCAGATCAATTAATAGTTTAACCTTATAATCTAATTCTTGATTATAATCGTTGTAATTTTCGCTATTTGATTTGAAAAACCCAATAACGGCATAATTGTCCCCAGTAGATGTCATTCTGGGATATGTTGTTAATACCCGTGCGGTGTTTAATTCTGCACTTGTTTGTGATTGGGAATTATCTCTGTAAAGCGCATGAACCATGTTTATAATAGCTGTTACCGAAATAGAGATATATGCGAGCTCAATATTGTTGGAAACGATGTAATTATCGATAATACTAATATTGGTTGATAGTCCAGTATTAATTTCAAATTTCCGTTTCCGGTCCTTGTAAAGGTGAAGCAGGCTGGTTGTGACTGTTTGTGGTTTATTCACGTCGATGTCACCATTTAAATTAAGTGGAAACACATTAAGGTCAGTGGCGTACAACGTGCCATTCGCTATCGCAGTTGTTGTTGCGTTAATTGAGAAATCAGTTGGACCATTGTTTGTAATATCAATGAGGATCTTTTGTGTTGCGGCAAGGTCGTCTTCATTGGGGTTTGAAATATCTCGACCACCTGACGACACCACAAGAATCATTGAATATTCCGTCGAAATTTTCATCGCAGGTAAAGAAAAATTACCGTACGGATCCGTTGATATGCTCACCAAATCAATGAGTTTAAATTTATCTTCATTTACAGGCAATAATTCCAAAACACCATATACCGTTATAGACGCACCAGATATGTATCCCTTTAATAATACCCCCCGTTTAAAATCAATATTTTTTTCGACGTCGACTGTTGGTATTGTCGTGGTACATCGACAACTTGACGACGCACTTCTTCTGCACATAGCAGATCTCACATTTCTCGATCTTCTTCCAATTCCAGACCCTACAACTACATTGTCTCGGTGGGCATCATATCGACTATTTGTGATGGAAGATAAATGCATTTTTTTGCCCGCACTGCGTGGAGAGAAAAACATATATGTATATTATAATGATACAAAATTAATTACGTATAAAACATTGTAGGTCGTCATATGTTAGGTTTCTGTGCGTTTTCCCCTTTTCTATTGTGACGGAACAACCGCCTGAATCCTCTAAAGCCGATACATCAAACATTACAATATTATTATTCATTAGATAGTGTATCATTTGGTTCAGCTTATCCGTGTCGCTTTTATCTAAATGAAGATGGATGCTTAGGTTTCTCGGGTCAACACCATATGTTATTAGGTTGTCTATAATATATTTTAAGTCGTTAAAGGATAGTGTCCCACACGTGTCGGATAAACATATATTATCAAAAGTATAGTTGTGTTTGTAAAATAGCACCTCTTCAATTATGGTTCTATTACTCAACTTCCCAATAATGGGGCACTCATTTATACATGATATATAGAGTTTCTTAAGACCAGATGATTTATGCTTTTCAAGATAACGCATCATGTTATTTAATTCGGCCTTTGTGTGATGAGTGTCCATTCTTGTATTTTTAATTTGGAATGCGTCAGATATTGACGTGATGAACGAAAAGTTCTTATCGTCGCGTTCGCTACCAAGTTTTAAGTATTTGATGGTGGGTATTAGTAAATAAAAGTCAGTTTCCGGGTAATTGGTGGTGGCATAGTTGTACAACTCCATTGACCAAGCCATCTGTGGCATTAATCTGGGCGAGACAATGCTACCAACCTCGACGTGCGGTGGGTTATGAGTTCTCATAATCGAGTCCAGCATAGTTTTTTTTTCCGAATAACTATGGGTCCGGGTGGATGTTTGGAGTCCGTCTCTAAGAGTGACGTCAAACATTTTAAACCTATTCGCAGGATACATAAGACGTTTCATTGTTGTTTATTAATACTTCTTCTTCTAACATCGTATTTCAATTTTACCTGTTTGATTTAAATTATGTCACATGTTTTTCTTTCATGACAACCACTTGTGTGGAACTGTCATGAAATGGGATGTTAGTTACAGCCTCTTCCGAGATTTGAACTCGGGACCTTTTGCTTACAAGGCAAACGCTCTAACCACTGAGCTAAAAAGGCGATATAAGTAGTTGTGTTATATAATCAGACACTACTATATATTAGTATTCAATATCTTTAAGTCATAAAATTATATATCAGACATTCTGTCCAAATAATTAATACTTTCAATTAGGGAAAAGCATGTTGTCACAAAAATCAACGTTTTAGTGAGATACCCCTTCAAATTCAAATTTCCGTCATTGCCCAGTCCAAATGTTAAATATTTCATCATTACATTCTTATGGAAAAAGGGTAGCATAAAAAAGAAATATACGCATGCCATAATAACATACATATGGATCGAATCATATAATTCGATGCGCTTAAGTTCCGTCTTCTCCTTCTTTTGAACGTCCTTTATAATTTGATCATTTGTTTCGAACGATTGAATATAGTCCTTTTCCGGCTGTTGCATAAAATCTTGTTTCGATTCCGGATCAATAATGACGCTTGTCGTACTATCTGTTGGAATATCTCTCTGTGGCAACTCAATAACACCCCCTTGGCTTGCTTGCTGGACACTCGAAATCATTTGATTCATATCAGGGGTTTCTCCTAAATCTGCTTTTATTTTATTCCCAGGCAAATCATTAATACTCGTAGTATCCATACAAATGATTCCAATTAATTTAAAATAATTAGGACGCAATTTTTATTTCCTTTTTGTTTTTATCACATTTTGTATTTTCCATTTTAAACTTATAACACTTGTTGTCATATTTAAATGCCTTATCGTCAATATCCTTATCTGCTGCCTTTTCAAAAACCATACATTTTTTACCCTTACATGCCCCCTTGAATAGGGTGGCGAGTCCTAACCCAAGAACAATTGATATAATAATTTTACCCTGTCTTGAATTTATAACTTTCTTAAGCTCCATTATATTAGAGTTAGATTAATATTACCATTTACCATTTACCATTTACAATAGATTACTTGGGTTCAGCACTTTTGCTTGGCTGTGTTGGAATGGTTCCCATCTCCTTTGCGTCCAGCGGACACCCCACTTCTTCGTAATCAAACTTAAAACAATTATCCGCCTCGTCTTTATAAATATATTTGTCGACATTATCAGGAGAAGGATAAATATAAATAACCTTTTGCTGTGGATCTGTTATATAAGCAAAAAATATCCCTATTGCAAAACTAATCAAAAAAATACGTGTATCTATAAGTCCAAACATATAGTATATCACTCTATTTTATTTTCCGCTTTTTGTTTATGGACGTTAGATTCTATGTAAAAATCACTCCGCTGCTGAATCGTATCTATATATGAATAGTTACGTTTTATAAATTCATGGTTTGTGTTTTTTTTACAACTTTCCACCTCATAAACATTATATTTAAAGCTATTGATTTCCTTTATAATAGTACCAAGTTCATTTATGTATTTGTCGGAAATCGTTGAAAATATATGATCTTTTTTAAGTTCCTTCTTCTGTTCATCACTTTTTGTTTCATAATCATTTATTATCCTCTTTATGGAATTTATAATCTCGTCCCGTTTCAACTCTTTCCGGTCAAGACCCGTATAATCATACTTGTCTGTTGTTGAGATATATATAGCATTTCTCTCTTCTAAATTTTGATACAGATCCACAAGGATTTCCTTTATCCTATTAAATTTTCTTAATGTGTCGTTAACATTCTCAAACTCGAATACCATATCTAACTTCATTTTGATTATTGATAACTTAACGTCGTCAATCTCATTAAGAAGACCTTTTATATCCATTGTCCCTCGCATGAGTTTCTCGTATGGATAGTAGGTTCCCTTGTTAATCGTTATTTTAAGATTACATGGCGATTCTTGAGAACCACATTTCGCGACAAGCATATTGTTTTTTGTTGAAAAAAACATATCTACTTTTCTTGAACAATTTACACACACGTGGTTCATCGACGATATAGCCTTTCTAATTTTACTATTCGACGCACCCTTTGTTTTAAGTTCGTCCTTTTTGCGGTCTATAGTTGTCTGTTTTCGTGTCTCATAATCATTCTTTATTTTATAAAAATTATCAACGTATTCATCCAAAATGCGCTCGTCTTCTTTTAATTTATCATGTACTGCCTCTATATCAGATACACTGTCTTCTTTTTCGGACTTATCCTTATCCTTATCCTTGTCCATATTATATTATATATGAATATAATTATGTTACCATTTAGGCAAATTTGTTATTATCTGTTGTTGTTCCTTGCGTCTTGTATCCTGGTAATTTTTTATCCGTGACATTACATATTCGCGTTTTTGTGTTTCCTTTATTTCCATATCATGCTTTGAAAGACGACCCTTGTATTTAAAGTACAATATTAGCCCAATCGTAGAAAGTAGTCCAATGAAAACAGTAATATTAAAAACAAGATTATAGTATTTGTTCTTTAATTCGCTGCATCTGTTCAACGAGGCATTTAAAAAATATCGTGTTCCTGGTTCTATTAATTTTGGAGGCGCAAATAATGTTAAATCCATTATTTATTTGTATATAAAAAAATAGATTAATATATGCATTGATTATATGAAAGCCACAACAATTGCATATAGTTCATTCGCGGTATTAACATCGCTTTATTTTGTAGCGAAGGATTTTAGGGCTCAAAAAAATAAAGGCTCATCAGACATTTTCATGATATATTTTCTTCTTGTGATAGGGATTCAATCGATTATAAACCTTAGAATTCTCACTGAAAATGAATGTAAAAGTCCGGCGAGCATGTCTTTTTACCTCGGTGTTGGAATTTTCTACTGGATTGCGATATTTTTGCTTACTACATTCCTGATAGAGAGTTTTACTGGATGGAAAACAGCGTTCTCAAACACATTTGGTTATATGGTAATTATTTTATTCGGTATAAGACAGAAGATAGATATATTTTTTAACGAGATTATGAATAACTACAAACAAGACGATAAACGGGATATATTCAGTATGATATACCGCGACCGATCTCTTATCTTAAATGAATTAACACCAACCAATATTCATAATCTTGTGGAAGTAATGATCGGAACAACATCATATTCTGATATAATAAACAACAAAATACAGTCTGAATATACATATAAAAAGGTTATTACACCCAATCAAGAAAGTGCGCTTCGATCAATTGAGGTTCTTTTACATCGAAAGGATAGCGTCGCCTCGTTCGTTTGGTACGCATTAGCAGGGACTGTGACTATTTCGTTTATTCATATGCTATTAGTTAGACCCAAGTGTGACGTATCATACAACGATGTAAAGCGAACCGCAGAACTTGGTTACAAGCGTACAATCCAAGACACTGGCGTAGAAGATTTTACAAAGGATAAAGCAAAAGAAGCATATGATGGAGTATCCAAGTAGTTACTGGGAAACTATTTACATTAATAGTATGTATGCGTATGTGTGTGTGTGTATGCGTATGTGTGTGTGATATTCTGAACAAAATATAAAAATATTCGACATAAAATATGTATGTCGAATATTCCTATTGTAAATATAGTGGTTATGTTAAAATTATATAGTATAAAACTGCCATATATGACAATATTCCTAAAGTCCCCGCGATCATCCATAACGGTATAACGGTCCGTTTTGTGTTACCAATTCCAAATTGTTTTACAGATCCATCTTGGTCAAATAGAAACGACGGTTTAAGAGATACAATTAGGTAAAATACAATCAAAAAAACAATAATGGCGATGTATTTAACATTTCTCCGAATATAAGCCTTGTTCATATATATTTACTTGACAAAAAATTAATACTCGTCGTAACTCGTCGCCCCATCGTCATCATCAAGAAAACCAATATCATTCTGTTCGCGCTCTGATTCCAGCGCATATATATCAATTTCTTCACGCTCGCTTTCATATACGTTGGGGTCATATCGGACTAATCCGGATTCCAGCCCCTTTCCCCATTTCGATCCTAATTTATTATTTTTCAATTCATTTTCAATTTCTCTTTCTTGGTCACTTAACAGTTCAAATTTTTCGGTTATTCTTAACTTCTCCTTCTCCTTATAGTGAAGTATTTTTTTCATGACAACATCATAGTTGTTGTTTGAAATATTCTTCATCTCAGCTAAATGTAAAATACATTTTTTAATATACATTGATAAGCTCTGCTTTGAGAGTATAGAATTTTCAACATCATACAATGTTTCGTTAACAACATTAATATAGTTGTCAAACATCGAGAAAATATAGTATTTATACAAACTTGCGGAAAATACCTCATCAAACAAACTGTGTGTTAGTTTTGTTTTATCTTGTTTGGGTGTATAAATAGGTGTAAGTTTTGAAAGACTATACATAAAAATATTATTTTCATCGCAACTATTGAAGAGGTCAATTAGATTACCATCATCGTGGAACACAGACATCCAGTTATAGTATTTTCGGTTAAAGTTGGTTATATCATTGACGTGGGTCGGAGACAATTTCCAATATTTTGGTATTAAGTCGTATTTACTTTCGTCACCATCATAATGAAGAATCTTATTAATAATTATGTTCGGTATGACACGCGAAATCTCATACATCATGTTTTTATAACTTTTTAACTTGTTCAAAAATACGTTGTCGTCAAACATCAACTTTTTATCCACTTCAAATTTATCAAAGTCATTCATGAATCGTGTTATTATTTTGTTATCATTACCACTCAGGGAAGAATAACCTTTTATAAACTTTAATATGTTCGTTTGAATTACCTGAGTTTCCTTTTCCAGAAAGGAAACTGCTTGAAAACTCTCCTTAGTGCGTTCGTTATGTTTCATAGAAATATCAAACGTGTTTGTCAGATTTTTCACAACCGGAGTGATTTTGGAAATATAGCTATTTTGTTGGGACGCGTCCAAATATAAATTAAAAATATCGACGCTATTTTGCGAAATAATAGGTGGTTCAATGTCAATCATATTTGTCTTGTTGATCTTATTAATCAGAACCATAAGCATCGAATTATTCAACATTTTTCCAGACGCCTTGAGTATTTTTATTTTTTCCTCGATTGTATTTGTTTGTATAAGACCATCGTCAGATATTTCGCAGATGTCATACAAGTCTCCCTTCAATGAAAACATATTTCTATTCTTATTCCATTTACAATAGTGGATAAACGCAGTATATATAGTTTTTTCGTCAAAGTGTGTTTGAACAAATGGCACGGTCGAAACTTGTGTTCTCTTTGTTGCAAGTACATTAGATCTATATTTGTGGAAGAATCCGTCGCAAAGCTCAGTGTTATTTCTCGACATGTCGGAATACTTATAAAGGGTTCCGTCGATATTATTGAAATAATCTAATGTATTCTTTGTTTCATATGGCTCCAAACAGCATGTGTTTTCGAGATATGGTTCGTCAAAACTTGTCAATAAGAGATCTGTTTTTTTCAACTGATCGTTTATTATTTTTACAAACGCGTGTCCGATTTCAATATTTTTCGATTTCAGACGATTAATATAAACATAAACGTTATCCGTCTTTGACGAAATTTTAGACTTCATCTCGTCGTAAAAAGAAGTGTTAAGTGTTTTCACTATTTTCATTCTTGAATCATACAGTGATGGAAGAAAAACGAATGGGGTGGTGATTTTTACCTGCGCTTCATTCATCATCATCATATCGCGCTTCTCTTGTATATTTAACTGTATATCGGTATTTGTCAAAATAAGAGTACTCATTATTTTATTTATTTGCTTTTTAATATTTCCCTCTGTTTCATTCTTAATAATTGAGAACAACTCGCTTGTGCGTTTTTCCTTTGATATTTTCGATATACAACACGAAATATAGTCGATACCATCACTGCCGCCCTCTTCAAATAGAGGATAACCGTCAAACGAAACAACACATCCAGGATATGATTTATTATTTCGAATACTTGATAGCTGAATACCCAAAAATAACATTGATGTAGTTATCAGCAATAGCCGAGTTTTATCGGAAACATTATTTACAGTGTTTCCAAAACTACGGATATATGTGTTGATTGTATGATAGATTACAAACTCAAGTGTTTTTTCGTTTATATTTATCTTCATTTTCTTTGTAATTATAGTAACAAACTCTCGTGACATTTGGTTCATGGTAGATTCTTTGATATCAAAAACATCCCGCATATTGTCATTTTTACCCGACATATCATTAAACACTTCGCCCTCCAAGTCTAGTTCATCTTGTATTTCCTGTGCTTCCTTTTCTCTATCATTATCATCGTCTTTAATTTGCTCTTTTGTAATACGATAGCCCTTATCGTCGTATTCGTCATCTCCCGAAAGATCGCGATTCTTTATTCTTTTGCCAGAATGGACATCAACTATAGAATCTCCATCGTCGCTTGTTCTTCCCTGGTCCTTTACAATATCATTGAGCACTTCAATATAATTTCCGACAGAAAACGCATGGGCAAGTCTATGTAAAAACATCGGCATGAGTTTTGTATTGGTTTCGAGGCAATAACGCCAATACGGGTCTTCTTTATAGGTTGGTTCTCTTGTAAACCTAGGCGAGAATCTCAATAGTTGTTCCTGTTTCAACACGAAATCGTCTATACCAATAATCATCTCTAACGCATCCAAGTAAGGCGATTTATCACCGGTATCTTGTTCGACATAACCAGAAGCAACCATATTGTAATAATTAACGTATTTTAGTTGCTCCAGCTCTTTTAATTGATCCAGTCGTGATCTCATATTATCTCCTCTCAAAATGCTCTCGTCCAATAATTTATTTAAATCGTCGCGTTCCATATAAAACCGATGCTCAAACTCTCCCATCATGCGTCTGACAAGATCCTTTTTGTTTTGGTTGCTGATACCTGAAATAGGTTCGCACGTCTTGTCTTTCTTGGCACAGTCCTTCTTCATATTACATATAAATTCGGTACCATTTTCCATTATAATGGGACCATCATCCTTGTATTCGGCAGTCTTTTTGCTATCAAGGACCCATTTATCACCGATTCGTTTGAAAAAAGAATAATTTATATTGTAATTTTCATTAACTTCATCCATTTCCTGTAAGATTGCATATGTGCCATCAAGTACCTTCTTCTTTCCATTGATGAGTGTCTCGGCATCATATTCGGCTTTTTCTTCGGTCAATCCATTTACACTGACTAATTTATTAACCAGAAATTTCTTAAACTCGGTTGGTTCAAGTGTCATCTGATCCGTCTTGTACACTTCCATCAAATCATAAATAGTGGTATCGAATTTTTTATTATAGTATATGTCTTTTCCGTCATCAGCATGAACCATATCCTCGGAAACGTACTCATTCGAGATGACAAAATCATCGTCACAATCATTTGTTCCGTCTTTTATCTTATCGAGCTTCCCAATAAAATATTCAAGAGATTCATTTATGTTCTTAGTAGAGTTCAGGGACATATTTTTTTTATCGATATAAAGATGAAATAGGTCATTGTATTTATTTATTAACCCCATTTTTTCGTGTATATTTAATTTATCTTCGGGTAGATCCAGAATACTATTCATTTGCTGTTCAATAACGGATGGTGTTTTTATCTCTGCGCGTTTTCTTATTTTCTGTCGATATTTTCCAAATTCAATTTTCCGTTTTTCCTTCGCAGAGTTGAATTCCAATAACTGAGTGTTTAAAAACATAAAAAGATTTTCATATTGTTTAAACGTTATGTGATCCTTGTCGATTTTAAATACTTCAAGCTCCTGATAAATCTTGTTCAGGTTATAGACGTGCTTCAATTCGCTTTTATATATATGAAACATCTCTTTGATTGACGGGAAAATATAATCAAAATATTTTTCATATACCGAGTTTTTATTTACACCCACACCAGTGTCTGCCACGTCAAGTATATGGTTCGTTGCCATTTCAAACAGTTTCTTCTTATTTTCGTTTTTCATATCGAAATCAGTTATGTAATGTTCTTCCTTATTTTTATCGGTTTTAATAAGCATGGACTGAATAAAAGTGGATGCTGATATATTGCATTTATCTTTGATCGACGTCGACCCACAATTAATTTTTTCGTGAATAATAGCAGATTTATGCAATGTAATAAATGACTTCAACTCTATAAACTCCGGCAATCCATGATTTACCATTTTCGTATATGAGAGCATTGGGTTTTTATTGTCCATAAAAACATTTTTGGTCCTGGGGGGCAAATATCGCTGAACGCCATACCTTTGGGTATCGACCGTTCCATCTTTATAAACCGACATTCCATTTTTTTCGTCATTATCTACCATAACATCAATCGATGATTTAGAAATGTTTATTTTATAGAGGTTATTCGACTCGATGTTTGAATAAGGCATCAAAAAATTATGAAGTTCTTGTAAATATAGATAGTACCCATTCATATCCGCAGTGGATTTAAAATCCTTGGGTGTTTTCAACTTATGTATTTCTTTGACGTGGTCCAGATCACCCTTTACTATTATATCATCCACCTCATCCTGGGAAGCTTCAGGAAGATTGTATAAATAACGCTCTTGTTCGACGACAGGTATAAGCCATGATATATTGTTCTCTATGCTTTTTATTTGTTCGACAATCGGTTTATATGTATGATCCCGTTTCAACAAGCCCGCGACATTATCATCGTCGTTAAAAATAGAAAAGTCGCTTCGTAGTTCTTTGAAGCGATGTACTATTTGTTTCAATATTTTATCATTTCTTTTCTCGTCGTCATTTCCTTTCATTGAATTGAATAAATCGTTTGTCTGAATGTCAATACCATATCTTGTTTCACCTTCGGCAACATTGAATTTTTGAATAACTGGGTCAAGCATATCACCAAACATGAGAACACCCGACTTTTTGACGAGTTCATTTATGTCTATTTTCTCGGCATCCTCTTCATGACCTCGGAAATCTTCGTCGTTATCTATGCTTACATCTTGCGATTCACCATATCCCTTGTCACCTACGTCATCACCTACGTCATCACCTACGTCATCACCTACGTCATCACCTACGTCATCACCTGCGTCGTCACCTACGACCTCACCTGCGTCGTCACCTCTCTTACCCGATGTATCTTGAATCGTACCATCATCAATACTCATTTCAGGTCGTTTATCGTCGGGTTGATTCTCCTTTACAACAATTCTTTCGATGTTTAAGTTACGCGGAACACCATGATATTGGAAATCAATGTAAAACTTTTCATTGTCATCTATTCTTGATATTTCAAGCATATCTTCTTCAATATTTGTAACAATACCATTCAAGACATACGGATTCTTTCCTGAAAAATACACACTTATATAATCACGTGTTTCTATATATTGTTGCCTTATATAGCCGTCGCGAGTTGACCTGGAAATAATATCGATCCCCTCTATAGACTCATCTGTAAATTCTCCGTTTTCAATGGTAAGCTCATATTTATTGTTGGGATCTACCATGATTATTATTTCATCGCTTATATATTCAATTAAAAATGGTTTATTATTGTAATCGTCATTACCAGGACTATTTAACCGTATAATATCTCCGAGCTTTAATCCAATATTTTCAGTGCCCATAATATATACAAATACTAATATTTTTTATTATAAAACCGTATTTATTACATAATACTAATCTGATAAAATAATATTCAAAATTGATTTAACAATTAGGAGATTGAATATACATATAAAAATGTCTCAACTTGAAGTAGAACCACAAATGTTTACACGCACCGATAGCACCAATAACACCGGTAACACCGAAATCAAATTTTCCGATGAGCTTACCATTCAACATGTATTTGAACAAAATTACGATACCTCAAAATACTTCTTAAATTCTAAAATAGTTAATCACGAACATACTGAATATAAACTGGTTCAATATAACAAAACGAAATTTAATAATGAATACGTGGATGAGTTGAAAAATATTCGTTCGCTTATTTTCGACAACAACACTGGAAGACTCCTTTGTTTTGCCCCGCCGAAAAATGTCGATTACACCACATTTAAAAAGGACGTCGCTCACACAACCGATATTTATATAGAACCCCACGTTGAGGGAACCATGATCAACGTGTTTTATCACCCCGATTCCCAGAAGTGGATCTATTCTACAAAGGGTAGCATTGGTGCAAAAAATAGCTTCTTTCGCGTAGATGTAAAGGGAATGACCTTTTCGGATATGTTCGAAGAATGTTTGGCGACGTCTTCGTTTGATCTTGAAAAGTTAAACAAGGATTGCTGTTATTCATTTGTTATTCAGCACGTTAATAATAGACTCGTATCGTGTTTTAAAGAAAATGATATTATTCTGACAAGAGTATATAAAATCACATTTGAAGATGGTGTAAATAGAGTAGTTGATGTAACACGTCACCCGGATATTTTAACGAACAAGTCTGGATCAAAGAAAACATATAGTGATGAAGATTCATATATTAAAAAGTTGATAATGAATCAAGACGACGATATTACAGCTGATGTAAACAACCAGCTATTACTCGAATTTAATCCTCTAACCGATTCGAGTAACGCGTTAATGAATAGAATTGCTTACAATGTTGAATTCCCATATGTCGGGATTAATATTATGTGTAAAAAGACGGGTAATCGACTGCGATACAGAGATCCCCGATTTCAGTATATTCGAAATTTGAGAGGTAACCAGCCTAAATTAGAGTATCATTATATGGATTTGCGGAAGTTGAATAAGATTACAGAATTCCTCAGTTATTATCCTGAATATCATAACTGTTTCCAAGAGTATCACTCTAAGGTGCAATCATTTACACGTGAATTATACCAAAACTATGTCTCTTGTTATATTCAAAAAATGTGCCCTCTTAAAGATTTCCCCAAGCAATTCAGGACGCATATGTTCAATATTCATAATATTTACAAAAAAATCAAACTAACTGGCAAGAGCATTCGTCTGGATACGGTTGTTGAATACATCAATACAACACCAAGTGACATAATGTTATATTCACTTAACTTTTCCAAACGCACAGTAGTAGAAACGGTATAACCCAATATTAAAATATAATCAAATATAATTCCAATAAAAAATATAATTCAAATAATGTTATTATATTTTTAATTTTTTCTATTTTTTCTAATTTTTCTAATTTTTCTAATTTTTCTAATTTTTCTAATTTTTCTAATTTTTATTAACTTGCGATCTGTACCTTTATTTTATCATACGTTTCTATCAAGTCGGTACATACATCACGAAGAATCGTATAAATCTCGGCTGCTTCCATTCCTTCTTTAGAAGCAATGCGTATAATACTATATTTATCGTGCGGGTGAAGTTTTACAAACCCACAAAAGGTGATAGACTTATTCTTCTGAAAATATTTCGAATATATCATATACTCCATGGGTTTTCCAATCGTATAATCCTCATTCTCCAAAATAACGTCGTAACAATTTTCGATGTCCACTTGTGCGGGATTAATAACAACCTCATCCTTTCCGAGAAGACCAATAAAGTCTCTGTACTTTTTTACAAGACCGTCCAGTCCCAATTTCAAAATAGTTTTATTCTTAAATACACCAACCGTCTCTATAGTAAAATCATAGCTATTCTCGATAAATTGGCGACGCCCGTCGATCGCATCAAAGTTGTTTTTTTGGACACGAATGGAATCAGTTGTTTCATTCTCTTGTTTTAACTTTGTCTCCATTTTATCCCAAATACTTTTACTCTTCACAAAATCCAGAGTGTTCTGATACGTACATGAACTTACACTGTTGTATGTGCACCCATCAACCTTGGGTACTACTTTAGAGAATTCACACGTAAAATGGATTTCTTCTCCCTTGATCGTTTCTGATATTTCCGGACGAATTCTTACAATATCGATATAATAACCCGTAACCGGATTTGCTGGGAAAATCTTCTCCACATCAGCTCTATCCAAATAAGTCCCCTTTAGAGTATTCTTAATTTTAATATGCTCGGTTGTAACATACGTTATAACGTCGGTGTTATTTTTCTCATTCACCTCGATAACATACTGATCTGTCGGGAAGTCATCAACGTCGGTGATGTGCGTTGGGATACATGAAATTCTCTGTTTAAGTATTTCGTTGTTCAACCGCGTCGTGTTTTTATGGAACACTGCCTTATTTTTTTCGTATGGAAGCGTCACAAACCCGATGGTATGTATTTCAGATATTATGAACCGTCGAACAGAATTCGCAATACTCACATCAACATTTTTCAACGTAAATGTAAGAATGTCATCTTTCTCTTTCAATTCGAAAACTTCTGGGTCCATCGTCATAATTATTATTAATGTATATTTTTATATTATATCTTTTCAATTTTAATAACATTAAATTAATATTATACCATATAAATAGTTTTTCTAACCTGAATGTATATGAGCAACTCGGTGGCATTTAAAACTGATAAATTAAAAAATAAAACTATGTGTAATAAAAAAAATCAACGCAAATGACTGCTGGAAAGAAATCTACAAATAAAAAAAAGGGGGGAAGGAGAACAATTAAAAATAAGACCCAGTCAGGAGGATGGGGTGGGTTTGTCTATGGTTTAGGAGTAGGTTCCA